CGCGTTGGTTATAGGGCCACTTGAACTCTCCTGTACGGTTGAATATAGCATTAACAAATCCATCTATACCCTCTGCTAGTGCCTGCGCCAACTGTTCAGTAGAATAAGCACTATCGCCCGGTATAGTAGGGGCATTACCCCCACCACCACTCAAAGTAGATGGTGCCGGGCCCTGTCCTCGCCTATAGGCTAGATACTGTTTATATAGAGTAGCTAGCGTATTCTCTCCACCTCGTGCTTCAGAGGCCCCCGGTAGACTAGTCCATTGTTTCCGTAGCTTGTTATAGTAGCTTAGTATGTTACCACTCATGACCTCCTCTACCGTAGTACCAGTCTCATCGAGTATTAAATATAGTATGGCTAGATCCTGGTTCAGAGGGCTGAAGTCAGATAGCATTCCCCCAGTCTCTCTATTAATACCATCCCATGTCACATCTAAGATCTGGTATCTACCTGCAGCCGTGGTGTAGTTCCCTCGACCTCCTATTGGGAATCTCTGGCGGGGGTGGTCCTCGTAACTACTGAATTTAGATCCACCGTATAGTGTATTGTAATCGGCCCCCTCAAATTGTCCATCACTGATTACATCCAGGAGGGCCCTGAACTCAGGCCTATTCAGAAGAGGTTGTAGATTCTCTCTATTCCACATTATTTTGGTGTTCCTCCCTTCAGGGACTGTAAAATAGCACGGGCCTTCCCTTCGAAATAGGCATTTTGTGCTGCTGTATCGTTTCCTCTCATTAGGGCCTCTACCTGTGCATTCAATATTCCTACCTCAACTAGCGGTACCCCTCTATTGGGCCCGTATAAGCCGTTGCGGTGATTTCTGGTGAAGGCGCCGAATGTTTGAGCTAGTCTATCCTCGTATGGTAGTATCTCCTTACGGCTAGGTATGACGCCAGTGGCACCCCTATACTCTCCTGCCGCGCCTGCGTCGAAGTGTATCTCTAGAACACCCGCGCCATTGGTCTTCTCCTGCACGGCTCTATCTAACACTGATTGCCAGGAGGTACCTATTGGTGGTAAGAATATAGATAGTTGGAGACCGTAAGAGGGGGCCAGTCTCTCCATTATCTTGAGGACCTGTTCATTCATCCAACTCTCCGCCGACTGACCTGGGGCCTGGGGTAGAGGTGTACCAGCAGCTCCACTAGTACCTGATTTACCATCGCGGTGGCCGGCTGTTATGAACCAGCGAGTAGGCTCCTTATTAGTAGCACTCTGCCAGTCCTTATCATTCTTACGGCTTTCATTATATGTATCAGATACCTCAGGCCCCCTCTGTGTAGGTATGTCTTGTGCTTTATCCTCAACGCGCGCTATGCCCTCAGCCTGTCGTTGTAGATTCTGGCGGCTAGCCTCTAGGTAAGCCTGACATAACCGCCTCTCCTCTTGTATACGATAGGAAACTGTTATAGCAGTAGTCGTAGATACAGGCTCCTCCTCTTGCCCCGCTACCATAGGTGTTATGCCGCTAGGCAGTGACTCCGTGGTAGCCGATGTAGGCCTGATACCCTGCATCCTCTCTAGTCCATCCGCTCGGGCGCAGTGTCGTGCTGATAGCTGCAGGAGGTGATTGACACTGCTGCGGCGGTCGCCGTTAGCTACCAGATAGATGTTACTATCACTGAATAGTATATTCTCTCCGCTTGTATAGAGAGAGCGGGTGCCTTCGTCATTGCGTATCTCTATAACACCGGGGCGGGGCTGTCTATCATAGGCCTCTGCTAGTGAGCCATAATCAGGACTATCATACGCCGTATCCAGTGAATTAATGCCTGTTACGTGGAAGAAAGCATTGGGCTGTGTTATGCGATTAGGATGCCCTAGTGGTTGGTTGAATGTCTGACCCTCGGGGCCGCGCTGATTAGGCTTCTGTAAATCACCATCTACGTATAGCTTATCGTAGTTACCCTCTGAGGTATATCCGCCTAGGATGAAGGCATCTTCCATCTTCCCATCATTGAAGCCCACTATGACTGGCTGTCCTATCTCGAGAGGGTTGTATACGCCTAGCCCATTATGACCAAAGGGGCCGCTTATCCTAACATTATCCAGGATCATACCCTTCAATAGGCGCACCGAGCAGAAGTTACCTAGGCGGCCCTCCCTAGTGATACTATGGACTATACCGCGCTGTATGCCCCACTGGCTCTTACTGTACTTATAGGAATGGGGCTCAGAGTATAGGCCGCCATTGTTATTAGCAAACATTAATCAGCGCTTCCTTGAATAGTAGTAGTGTAATCTCTGTGTGTTAACTTATGACGAATCGAGCGTACTTTGTACTTCGGTAGTACCGCGTTAGCTAGATCAGCGTCTACATTGCTGACTATGCGGCCACTATTAGGATCAGCATAGTTATCATCAGTGGCATTGACGTGGGCCCCCACGTACCGTGTTAGTATATCACTGCCATCAGGAAAGGGCACGGCCCGCGCCGAGGGGCTACTTGCTACGTGTTCTCGCATGCGCGCTGATAGTTCACTCAACTTCTTCTTAGTAGCGTGCATGGTGCTCTCCTCTGCTATAGAGTCGTATGCTGATATAATCTGCCTATCGTGTATCAATGTATTATACACCTGAAACATCTCGTTCGGATACCAGGTGGGGTCTCCTACTATCGTGATTTGTATCGTGCTAATATCTCTACTGGTACGGCGGGCCATGCCTAAGCCAACTAATAAAGCCCCTGTCTCTTTACTGATGCCTGCGTCAGTATAGGCGCTTAGGTTCTTATCCTCAACAACAGTGGCTCTACATGCAATAGGAGGATTTCTATTAGCGTACTTATAGGGCGTGGCCTGTAATGTAACCTCAATGGCATCATTGAATGAATCAGATGCGCCATTACCTCCATCATCAGTCACTATAAAGCGGTTAGTTGTGGCTATACTACTACTTACTACCCGCATGGAGAGAATGCGCTGTCTCTCATCAGGGCATATGTTAAGCCCCGCCGGTAGGCTGCGGAAGAAATAGGTTCTATACAGTCTATTGGGATCTTGGAAGCCACTAGTATCGCCGCTATTAGGCGCTATTATAAAATCACCATTGATATGACTGAATGAGGCGTCTACTACGCGCTCCTCCTTGAGTAGAAACGCCGCTTGTATTATATCAGCGGGGCTCTCATTAATGAAGTTGAATACCCCGCGGTTCTGCCCCTGCTCGATAGGCGGGCGCTGTAGCCATATATGAGTACGGGGGTTACCTCCTGGGCTCATAGGCGTGAACATAGCAGCCCGTGTCCAACGCGGCGCATCTACTAGCTCTTCGCCTGGCGTAAGCTTATTCATGTCCTGTATGATCTTAACCTCAGAATTACTCGCATCTCCGGCTATTAGTTTATTAGCGAATAAGTATTCTATCTTACCATCTGCGCCTATGTCGTAGCCGCGTACAGTCATACCCTCCTTGAACTCTTTCCAGCAGCTGGCTACCTGCGGGCCGCTCTCTGTTTCAATAGGGGAGTAACCTACTGCAAAGTTCAGTATCTTACGCAGTATAAGGGCTCTATCGCCCTTCTGTTCCGGTGTGGGGGCACTGAATAAGGTATCTGGGTTAGATAGAACACGCGTGTTGTGTAGTAGCCTCATACGATCTTGACACGATAACACTACCTGCACACCTGTATTAGCATCAGCCGTTACCTCTACCTTCTCAATGAAGCCCCAGAATACAGGGAATAGAGTAGCGCCCTCCTTCGGTTTCATATCTGTATTTGGTATAGGAAATGGTATATCAGATAGATTACTGATATCCAGTACCTGCTTATCTGACCCTACCATCCCCATGTAAATTCGTATCTCATCCTCCTCGCTGAGGTAGGGGTAGCGCCCGCCCCTGTACTTACTAACATCAGGTAACGCTGGTAGTAATCCTGGTGCATCTGGTACGGTTAGCGTTACGCGAGCTCTATTTATATTCCAGTTATCGGCGTTGATTATAACATCTACGGCGCGTACAGTCCAGCGACTCTTGTTTATATCTGTAGCGCATGTCTGAGTGCCAAATAATATAGGTTGTATATCACTAACAGCTGTGGCCAGCGTTATTACTGCAGCAGGTGTCTTAGGACGCATAATTAATAAAAAGGGGACTCAGGAAATCCTGAGTCCCATAAGCGGAGAGAATGTGGGATTATTGTGTAATACTATTCCCAAACGATGAAGAAGAGCTTCCCACAGATAAAGGACGAGTATTGTTTTTGAACTGCTGAACAGATTCAGGAATATACCGAATACCTTCAGCTACACCCTCCCAACGTTGTGCAGGTACGCGACGACCAGGCATGAAGCCGACGCTGTAATTATCTACCTTGCATCTAGTTATTTCATATCTGAACTTCGCCCTACGATTACGACTAGCAGCACTATTACTAGGGAACTCTATGCCGCTCTGATTATCGCCATTAGAAGCGATATTCCAGAAGTCGAGGGATCCTAATCTACGACTATCTGTTCCACTACGAGTTAGTGGATTAGTTACTAACTCAGACGCATTAGCATCGAAGGTAATCTGGAACCGGGGGCTCCGACCTAGTATTTGATCACGACCAATTTCATTAGTGCCGAACGTGCGGCCCATAAATTCACCATCAACTAAACCTTGTTCTAGTACCCACGCGATGTTATATTCCCCGTCTAGATAGACAGGTACGCGTTGGCCTAATTCTAAATAGGTCTCAGTCGAATTTCTAATACTGAGCGTCAGGGACTGGAACTTACCGAACCAGGCAACCTGTCCGCTACTAGTGTCATTAACCCAGACCTCGAAATCAAACCCACTAAAGGGATCGAGACCAAAGTTATTGACAGCAGGAGTGAGGAAAAGAGCATCTTTAGATGACATTATATTACTCGCCTAAGGGACTGGTTTCTGTGTCGCGGCTAATCGTCACATAGATATAATCCGCGCTATAAAGGGGCTGGAATTGTAAACTAACGTATAGTTCGCGGCTAAAGTAAGCCGCTGTGCTATTATTGCTGCCATCGATGATGGCAGGCCGGAAGCTAACAATGTTGCCATTCCGCTTGAGCTCGCCCATAAAGGCATTAAGAGCGGCGGCTATCTGATTACGGACTAAACGACTATTAGGCATAGCCACATAATTCCGTAGGATAGCGTGCGCCCCCTGCCTAACAACGTCGTGAACCCGGCGTAGATATATACGCTCCCACGCAGGATCAGTAGATAGTGTAACACCACTAGCAAAGCGGTATGTACGGTCAACTGTATCCAGACTCAGTACCTCTAACCGCGCAGCTGAATAGATGTCCTGATTGCTGCGGCTAGTATAGTTATCCGTATCAGACTCTATGATATTAAAGAGGGGCCCGACAAGAGACCGCGCTGCAGGACTGACAAAGAAGTCAATAGCAGCTAATTTACCTGCGTAAACAGCAGCACCAGGCACGCCATAGCGACTACTATTAGGTTGGCCAGCGTACGTAAACCAGCCTGCTACCATAACCGCACGGGTAGAGTTGAATCCACGCGTAACACTGGCAGCCAGAGTAGGGGTAGTGCGCGGAGGAGCGGCTAATACTGCAATACGAAGGCCATCACTATCACTAGCACGTTCGGCTTCAGTAATAAGAGCCTGCTGAACACCTACGTTGGTAGTGCCCACTAGGAGAATATGCACAGGTTGGTTCTCTAGAGTACGGATGATGCTAACATAGTCATCATTAGTTACAGGAGGCCCGTCGTATCCATTCTCTAGTGTTACATCCACTAACACATTAGGACCATAAAAGTCCACGTGGGCAGGGTTCTCAACATCAGTCTCACTCTCGTCAGGCGGGGCTAGTCTCAGTGGTGATTGACGTACTAGAGCAGCGTCGTAATTAATCGAGTCGATGGACTTAGGTAAGAAGAAGCCTCGGATAAACTTCGAATCGAGGAGTGCATTTAATTCACCTGATTCGTTTGTATCCCCCAGTTTAACAGTGTAAACTTCATCGGCGAGAGGTGGGTTGAAGGCACTACCATTTAGATCTTGTACATTAAGGCGAAACTCGCTATTATTCACAGGATAGATACTAACCGTAACTTGATTACCCCAGTTACCCTCACTGACTGCCTGGAGGCGCAGGAGGGGGGTACCATTGAAGGTATAGAAATCACGGAATGCACTACGAGGACCATCCAATCCGCCCTGGAATGAAGTGAAATGAATAACGGGATTCGGAATAGTAGTGACTAATGCAGGGCTAGTGGTAAAGCCTCTATTAGCAGTGTTATCGTTTGCTGTTACGTAGAACGAGAAGCGATTGCTGATAGAACCAGTGAGGGAGGGCTCTAATTGAATGACTACTCCGTTGTCCTCAACATTACGAGTAATCTCACCAAAGGGCTCCACACCTGCACAGGCACTGATCAGGCTAGTGACAATCTGGTTAGGTAGGTCGCCGCTAAAGATGGGCACAGAGACTACATACTTGTTAACTCTAATACTCCAGCTATTACCCTCTACTAGATTGAGGGCCGCACCGACTACAGTACCGAAACGAACGCTGATGTTATTACTAGTTAGTGGGATGAGAACGTTACTAGAACTACCTGCACCAGCAGCAATATTAACATCAATATCCGTAGTGACAGCCGCCCAGTTAAGTGGATTCTGACCCAGTGGTACAAATTGCCATTTAATAGTAGCTACACCAGCAGCGACATCATCAACGCGAAGGAAATATCGGCCACTGGTAGAACCAGTATACGGGCCCGTCGCGGCTACTGTCTCTTTACTATTGACTACAGGCGCTACGGCAGTATTAGTGAGCATAGGCCATACTATATCAGCAGGTGCATCCTCGCGAGCAATAACCTCTCCCACGAAATTGGTGTGGATATTGAGAGTGTTATTAACTCCCGCTACACCAGAGAATGTGAGGGATGCAGAAGCAGGGCGGCCCCGGCCAGTAACTCGTACTAAGGCAATGTTAGCATCATCTTGATTAGCGAATTGATCATATACAGCCTGGTACTGTAATGAACCTGGACTAGTGTCGGAGCCATAGCGATACGCAAAGTCCGAGAAGTTACCAATGTAGGTCAGGATGTTAGCCGGCCCTCGATTAAATCGGTCTATGATGGCGATCCGATTCAATACGTTCGGCCGCGGCAAGGCAAAACCTACATTAGTATCTTGAAATTCTATAAAGGGGGCGCGAGCCATTTATCTATATATCCGTAGGGACTTAGTAGTCTTATCAGTTATTAGATAGACTCAAGTAGGATCTAGTATAGTAAATCTCTCTAGGGGTTGTCTTAATCTATCCCGCCAGCCCTTGCTGACGTAACTATCTAGAGCTATTAATAGACTACCCTGATGAAAGTAAACGTTACCACTGTCCTCCCATTTACTAGTTGAGTAATTACTACTCAATACCTGTATATTATCACCTGGTAGCGCTATGCTGTGTTCATTATCGTATAATGCAAGGCGCGTTAACTCCATGTAGTTACTGATAATAGCTAGTGGAGGACTAATAGCCAGTCTAGCAGTAGATACTATGGGTTCTTGTAGGCGTGGCTCTAAATTATCAGTTATAAGTACAGGACACTCCTCTATATCGAGATCATCGAAGCTAACCTCTTGCATAGAGAATCGTATTATGAAGTTAAAGCAGGCCTGTTCATAGCCCCCCATTCCTCCCATAGTATGGGGTTTATATACACTACTAACCTCATAACCTATAGAGCTATGAGGTGTGCTAGTCTCCGCTTCATTATTAGGGAATATAGAACAAACGAGGCCCGGCTGTGTAGCTAGTCCCGCTGCCTGTCTCCAGTACTCTATATTCACTACGGCTCCAGTGACAGGGTGCTTTACTAATGGGTAGTAGAGTAGAGGGTGATTAGATAAATATGTGAATAGACAGCGGCTGATGTCGTATAGTGAGTTCTCTATCCTGAGATCTGTCATTTTAATCTCCTGAGACGGTCAAATACATCCTGGAGGCGTGGGCTCATATCTCCTGTAGTTACTCTAACTACCTTACCGCCCTTCTTATTAGAGTCTAGTATGGCGGCCCTATTCTCATTTAAGTTATCTTGCTTCTTAGCCATTATGATTAGAGAGCGGGGGTTCGTTGTATAGGCTGATCTATTGGCTACCTCATCCCCTACTCCTACCTCGAGTTTGCTAGGGAAGCCACCATCTCCTGCTAGTAGATCGATTATCTCTCTTATCTCAAGAGCTGATTCTCTAAAGGACGTGAAGGTTATGCCCGGCACGCCATCTCTATCAATATGTATAGCGCCTAGTACCCCAGTGTAAGGGCTTATAGAGTATGTAGCCTGTAGTAGAGTCTCTACTAGTGCCATAGGTGTTAAACCATTTACCTCTATGAGTAATGTATCGTCCGTATCTAAGAATGTATAACTCTCTTCTGTAGGTTGACTACTACTAATACGAAGTCGTACGGTTCCTTCTAAGGGGCCCGTAGTTCTGAAGTAAAACGTATTGAGCTCATAATCGGTAGTCGGTGTGGGCTCCATAGCCTTATAATTACCCTCCTTGACCTCGAGTATAAGAGAACGACTCCCCCATTCCCCCATAGAACTAAAGTCGGGTTCCGTACTATGGAGTAGCCCTGGGATGTGATACTCACTAGAGGCACGGGCTGCTATAGCCATGGCAGGTGTTATAGTAACAACTTCCCACCGTGCGTTGGGAGGGGCTGGATTTAGACCTGCTACTAGCGCTCGGTAGAATAGGCCATTATATCTGACTACATTACCAATAGCGTATGTAGTGCCTGCAGTCCACTCGCCTAGATAGCCTGGTAATATAGCGCTTAGTGCTATAGTATGGGCCGACATTATCACCAGCTCTTTACCAATAGTGGCATCGTGGCGCCGTACTCCCAGGCTCATACCTACCGTCTCGAACCATACAGAGGCCCTCGTGCGCTTAGGTAATTCATTCGGGAAATAACTCTTACTATCTATGTCTAGTTGCACAGAGCGGGGCCTCTTACTATTAGGGCCCACCAATAGGTTGGTGCAGTCTAGTGCGCCTAGCGTAGCATTATTAATAGCCATAGTAACACTAGATATGACGTCGTGAATAGTATAGCCATCTACCATAGGCACTATGACTTCTACTGCACTAGAGTTACTTACTACGTATCCATCGGTGGGGCCCGTTTTATTAGATAAGTAGAGATATACATAGCTATAGTTATCGCTATCTATATGTAGTGTCTCTAACTGTCGTACTGGTGAGTTGGGCCGGCTCGTATCTGGATTGATAGATGTGAAATCAGTATAGGACAGTGAGTCTAGGTTGAGGTTAAGTGCAAAGTAGAAAGTACGTTCCTTATCAGTATCTAGCTCTCGTGTCCCGTCTCCTGATACTAAACCATCCTTATAGAGAGTTATGATACGCTCTAGATCGGTTATAGCCGCCTTCTCTAGATTTTCCGCTAGCGTTATATTCTTAACATTAGCATCAATAGGAATGGAGGCTATTAGACGACTAGCAGTGAGAGTAGCTGCTATGGCCAGTAGACCCTCTTGGAATGGTCCGCTAGAATCACTGAGTATCTCGACTACTCGCTGGAATACTATGGGATACGTATCGCCGAATAGATATGTGTTATCCAGAGCGCGGGCTGCGCTCAGTATCAAGCCCATGCGCGGATAGGCCTGTTGCAGCGCTACAGCCACTACCTCATCCTGCCGTCGTCTATAGGCTGATAATAGAACACTGTGAGAGACTACCATATCGAGGAATGCTTCGCGGTTAGTCTCTATATAGGTGCGGATGGGACCACTCTGGCCAAAACTGTTCAATGTAACCTCCGGTTACTCAAGGTTCATTAGGGCATCAATAGTGCGCGCCTTACCGATGAAACGAATACCTTTTTCTACAGCTATATCCTTGATTTCGTTAGATGTCAGTTTTTCTAACTGGGCTCGTCTATCTAAATTAGCAGCATTAATGAGGGTAGGGCTGTTAACGGTGCTAACCTCAATCTCCTTTCCATCTGCTGTCAGGAAGACCGTAGTATCGTCATCATCTTCATTGTAGATCTCAGGCTCTACGGGAGGCATACCGGACTCTCCTAACTCAGGAGCCTTTTCTTCAATAGGTACTAGAGGCTCTCCTGGTAAACCCACTGGGATATCATATACTTCGTAACTGATGAAACTCTCTTCTTGAGTAGAGACGCCGTGGGTAACCTCGCCTTCAATGTAATCGTAGTTAGCGCCCTCGCGGTTTACTTCATCCATTAATTCCTTATAGCCCTGTTGATACTCATCGAGATAGAAGTAATCTAGATGAATAGACTGCGGGCTAACTAGAAACTTGAGCTCCTCTTTCGCCTGTACATCATTAAGGTCGAAGTGAGGTCTATCTCCTGTGAAGTAAGCGCGATTTTTGCCCCCGAACTCATAGTCAAAGGGACTTAGAATGGTCAGTACTAATGTAGTCATATATTTGGAAAATGGATATCATATACAATTTAACACATTCCATAATATAAAACGCTAGGAGAAATCCTAGCGTTTTATATAAGCATCGCACTACTAGATTAAGCTTCTGTAGATAGTGCGGGAGATAGTGAGAGCATCAGATGGGCCTACAGTCACTTCAACTAGGTCAGTGGGATCAGCCCATTTAGTCAGGCGAGAGTCACCTGGTTTTCCGACCTTACGCATAGGAGCCTCATTCGCTAAGTAGATAGGATTGATGCGACCTAGTAATGCAGAGTCAGAACGAGTTAATACGCGCTGGATAGCTGGTTCGTTACCAGTCTGAGCAGACGCAGTAGTGCTGGGCATGTAATACTCAAACACAGAGACATGAGTACCAGACACAGCGTTGATGTTATTGATGTCAGCAACAACAGTACCCGCAGTGCCAGAGTTAGCGTTGCCAATGTTGGCGTAATGGAACGCAGTGCCGGGCTTAATTAAGAAGGATTTACCAGCAGTGTTATAGCGGGCTACAGCCTCAGCCTTAGTAAATACCTTACGGACTGCAGGGAACTCAGGTACCTGAGCGCTCAACTCGAGAAATGCAGTAGAGGTGATGTTCTCTAAGAGATTCTGGGATGCTGCATTGGTCTGGGGAATTACTTCCTTGAGAACTAGGCGCACGCCAGAAGGAACGAGAGGATAAGGAGCATAAGGACGGCTGGTACTCTTAGCTCGCTCTTCTTCGTAATTGTTGAAGGCTACAATATCAGCTGCGCTAGCCGATCCCTTGAATACGCGGTTACGCACATTATCGATACCACCAAGAGCAGCTACAGCAGCCTCGGCAGCGGGGCTGATGAATACCTCAGCGTAGGCCTCAAGATTAGCATCGTAGTTAACGAAGTAATTGACGCCAGCAGCAGCAGCAGCAGTTTTATCAATAGGTTCTAAGTAACTGGGTACTGCGCTAATTACAAAGCGCTGTCCTTGTGCTACAAGAGAACCAAGAGCGCCGAAATCAAGAGATAAGCCATTGAGAGAAATAGGAATACCATCGAACTCGATGGTTCCACCAGTGAAGTTAATCGTGTCCTCGTTAGGAGAGGCCTGTACAGCTGCGGTGGGGGCGGTAGTTACCCCACCCAGCACATACAGCGTATCGTAGATCGGCTTACGCGCTCCAGGGAGAGCCTGCCAAACATTCTGGATAGACATAGTTTAAAGATATGTGGGGGGTGAGGAATTATAAACCAGGGAAGAATAGGTCTCCTTGGATACCTAGACGCTCATTGATTTGCTGTACGGTACAGGGAGTTACATGGCAGACGCGATAGGGGAACTTGAAGTAGGGAAGACCCGCATTACCCATCTGAACCGCGATACCAGGTGCTGCCGGAGGAGGAACATCAGTAACAGTACGAGTCCATAAGCCGGGGCTATCAATGCTGTTTTCACTAGAGCAATACTGAGTTCTACCCGGTGCTTCTACGTTACCATTGCTATCGCGGAAGCTGACAGCTACAATTTTGTTCTTAGGCCATACGCGCTTCTCAACACCATCAACTGGGTCCTTGTAGATAGTATCTACTACGTGAACGTTGATTCCCGCAATAGAGAGGATCTCGCCGCGGGTACCTAATACTAGGCCCATGCCAGTTCCTAATCCACCAGGAGGGAGGGGGCCAAAGGACCCACCACTGCCGTTGGAGTCAATTGTGCTGTCTCCAAACACTGCGCCGAGCCTAGGGATAATACCGCCTTGTGCGAGACGAGCTTCTTCACACATGAGGATAACGTCACGCATCTCGGGACCCATATACATATCGGTGATATCCGATTTATTGGTATCCTTAAACCAACGGTTTAGTCGACGTGCAAAGTTAGAGAGAGCAAACTGAGGATCAGTGATAGGGATGCCTGAACTGGGAGTACCGCCTGCGTTTAAATCAACGAGGTTACGGAATAAACGGGCCTCATTACGGCCACGGTAACCTTGGGTAGTGTTGAAGTTAAAGAAGTTACGCGCGGGGATGTACGCAGGGGCCTTAACACGAACTCCAGAACGAGGATCAGTGTAATTGATGCCGCCGAGCATCATAGCAGCCTGGAACACGTTCCAGGTTAATTGATGCTTCTGCATTTGACGGGTGAGTTTCTTCTCAATCTGTTCAGCAGCAGTAGCGCGTTCATTAGTAGTACCCTCTCTCACAGTGTTATTGAGTTGGGCATAACTCATGTACATCGATTGACGGATAGGAAGGGGTTGGTAGGATTGGCGATACACTGTATAGCCATCGTCATCAACGAATAGGTCAGGTGCACCCCATTCAACCACAGGGAAAATAGTATCGACGCCTTCAATGACGTGTTCAGCAATGACAATACGCTCAGCAATAGTCTCATCGGGGAATACAGTGCTGAGAGGGGTCGCAGGTAACTTAGCGAGAATAGAGCGGGCTAACTCAGTGTATACAGGCTCCCGAGGGAACGTAGTGTTGTCTACTAAGTAGGGGCTGCTGATAAGCGCTTGAAAGTTGGGGCTCGGAATATCTGCCATATTAGTGGGAAGTTAGTAAATTAGGACTAGACCTTGGATTTCTTAGCTGAATCCCAGTTCTTCTGGGCTAGCTCGCGGAGCTGGGCTTCTAGACCAGATGGGCGGGTGGCTGCGCTCTGGCCATACTGTTGCACTACTACGGGCTTACTGTTAACAGCAATATTTAATAGCTCTTCTAATTCATCGGTTACATCACGCTCGCCGCCAGCCTCTGTAGAAAGCTTAATAACACGAGAACCACCGTGGAGTGCATCGGCTAATAAACTGAAACGCTCAATTAACGCAGGGGGTACACCTCTGCTTTGTAAGCGCTTAGTACGGTTGGCCTTCTCTCTAACACTCACCTCAGTAGAATAGGCCTGAGCTACAGATTGGGTCATCGATAGCTTTTCCTCGATAGCCTCTAACTGTTTAGTGAGGGTAGCTATTACATCAGACTGAGCCTTAGTCATAGCTGCTAGCTTCTCTTCGTATACCGCCTCTAAATTAAGGCGCATACTCTCAAGGGCATCTTTAGCCACTGCTAGTGAGGGCTCCGTTGCCGGGACAGTATCGATCTCGGTCTCGGGAGTTTCCATAATAATCTCATCCGACATAGTTGTTTGATTAGAAATTGTTTGTTCAGGTATAACTGCGCTTAATTTAAACACTGCTCCGGCTATTGTTTGTGGGCTCTGGCTAAGTGCCACTACCTTCTCTCTATGAGGAATGAATGGGGCATTAGTTAATGCAGTTCTAACTAATACAGTTCCTCGATTAACTCCTGTATTCTTATCAGTGAAATTAGTCAGGAATTCGCCTGAGCTGTATTCGTACTCTCCCCTGCTAACTGCATCATAGGCTTCTGACTTAGGTGTGTAGTATCCCACCAGCATGTCGCCCTCAATGCGTAATTGCTCGAGGTCCCCACGCTTACGCTGGCCATCAAGTGCCTCTGCAGTCTCTATAAATTCATCGTAGCTATTAACGTCGGAGCTCTCAATAGGGTGGCCGAATGTAAGGTATGGCTCAAAGCCTAGTACATCATTCTCGAAGTTAGTGATGGCCTCTGTGAATTTCTCCATGGTGAAGGTTACTTCACCGTAGGTGTTGTGCTTCCAGGTGCCTATCTTGGCCTGCGGTACTCTTAGTTTACCCTTTAATAACTCTATACTGGCGTCTCCTACAGCAGCTGAGCTGAATAGTCTGGGGCCGTTATGCTCTATGTTGACTGGACAGAAGTCATCAGTGCACTCTCTGGCCGCTTCAATCTCGATAAGCGTAGTCTCAACCAATGGGGCTTCGGCTGCGCTAGGCGGGGGTCCTGATATCTCGAAGGTAGGGTTATCTATACTTAAATTATCCTCTACAATAGAGGTATCAATAGTCTCGGGCATAAGCGTAATTGCTGGTGGCTTCATTAGTTTGTATTAATTGACATCACTAAAGGTAGGAAATATGCAATTAGAAAGATTATTGGCTTTAGAGGCTCTAGAGCGACTTCTCGTTCGCCGTATTCGTAATGCGACTATTAAAGATACCTCTCTGGTATTCAACCTCGATGAGGGGTTGAGTACCAAGCCTTATAAAATAGATATAGCTTCCCTACTACAAGGTACGCTCGAGTCTACATATTATAATTACCTGGCCGGCCGCATGCTAACTGAGGGCTACACTTATACTGCAGTTGAAGGAGGTGAGATAGTAGAGTCACCTCGTGGTAATATCTATCAAATACATGGCACAGACTGTAGTTGCCCTCAGCGAGGTTACTGTAAACATCTCATACTGCGAGACTGGCACCTAACATACCGAGCGCGGCAGAATGATCTACGTCATCGCGTAAAACCTAGGTAGAGCTAATGGCATCGGGTAATCCAGTAATGGAACGTATGTGATCCTTATCTCCATCTACTAGGAAGCCCATGTCATGCATCTGCTTAATGGCATCTATCAATGCTGCTAGATCAGTGGCCCTCCCCGGTAAACGAGTTATATAGCCCGTGTTGTTAGCCAGTGGGTATAGTGCAGGATCGAAGTTCAACCTGATTAGATTGCCTATGACCTGCTCAGTGAAGGCGTGTATCACTGTATCGAATATACTGTTGATCTTACCATCGAAGAGTTCTAGTTGAATCTCACTGGCCCGGCCTGTACCAAAGGTAGTCTCTCTATTCTGCATCAGTAGATTAGGAATACCCATACCCATTAGCATATTGTTATCGCAGAGTGATATGGCTCTTTCGAATGAGTCGCTGAAGTTATTACCTGTAGTTAGGGCCCCCACCTGTACCGGCTGCTCCTTACTGAGCTGTGTTAATACTAAGCCAGAGTCGGTGCTTAGACGACGGAGTGCGTCCTCTGCCTGCTCCGCTATAGTAGTGGTTATCTCTGTACCATCGGGGGCCTCCTCTACTACGCCCGTATTACCGGGTGGCACTATTACGTATATGAGAGGGGTACCATAGCGGTCTAGAGCTATGAGCATCATATCTCGGAAGGCCCGCTTAAAGATAGAGTAGTCTAGCACGCTAGTGAGGCAACTGGTACCCCAGGGATTATTACCCTTAGTGTTGTAGTTAATGAATAGCCGTTTGTGACTAGGGAGCCGTACATGACTACCTACCACGTCTACTCTCTTAGGGGGGTCTCCTATTCTATAGGGAGGCAGAGGCACCCAGTAGCCCGACTTGTATTGACTAGCTGTTACTGTATCACCATCTACTATACGGCCATTGTCGTTAGTGATGAGCATGACCTGTAGTGGGTGATAATTAACTATGTCATCTAATACCGTAGCCGGCATACTATCTCGCGTGCCGTGGGCGTATATCTGCTCGCTTAGACTGAAGCCATACGTCATAATAGACTTCACGCAATGAGATATCCATGTCTTGGCTCTATTGCGTAGTTGGTCATCTATGAAGTTCTTAATGCGCTTATCCCCGTGTTGATAGGGCCCGACCTTATTAAGCACGCTCAGTGCTATAGAGTCGAGGCCCTGCGCTATGATAGGCTCCGCCTGCGCTGCCTCATCCCAGGCACTCAGCTGCTGATAGGTAGGCTTGCCTGCTCGTTTATAGCCACCATCCTCAGATAGATAACTAGTGGCTAGGCCTAGGTGCTCCATAGCGTAGATAGTGCGCCGGCGTATTGCTGGCGTGGGGGCATTACGTACTTCCATATTCACCAGAATGAGGGTCTCTTAATATCAGATAGTGGGTTAGAGTTCATATTCTCTAAAGATTTAGTCATTTCTTCTAGGGATTGCTGTTGTTTCTTATTCTGATTCTGAATATAGTTAGACGCCGCTTGATAAGCGGCCTCCTGCATATATTCGTCTTGCTGAATGAACTCCTGCAATCCTATACCAGTGACGCTAGCTATTATAACCCACTTCTCTAGCTGATAGTACTTGGTATAGTTCTGCGCCACCTGAACTACATAGTTATGTTTAATAACGGGTAGATAGGGGTCAGGTGGCGGCGATACTATAAACCTAGCACTAGGGAATATACTGCCGGCAATTTGTAGCAGAGGATCGGCTATACGCTGGAGCGCGGCATTCTTACAGAATAACTCAGTGTTTATTAGGTGGAAGTACGTTAGATGAATGTTTAGGTGGCTTGCTTCGATTTTGTAGTCGTAGCTCGCGTGGAAACACCCATAAGCTTTTTTGCCTCCGCTTGGGCCTTCTCACGCCCTTTATCGTCAATGAGATATAGGGTACTGAATAGCTCCATAAAGTATTGTTGGTCCTCGACACACCAGTCGTCGGTGATACCATCGGGTTCGTAGTCGTAGGCATCGCTATCCAGGACCCGGCCATTGATGTTAACAATACAACGGATAGCTAGTACTTCTTCAGGTAATAGGCCGCACTCCTTATTATAATGCTTGATCATCTCGCGACGGTCGTGAACCAGGGGCGGCTTGAAGCTAACCTCGAATTGGCCCTTCGGTAATGTGATAGTGTGCATAACGTCTCTCCATGTATGTGCTATAAGATATCAGATAAGCTGATTGATATAATCCTATGAGGCCACTGCCCGCTAAAGTAGGCAGTTTTTCAGCTATAGCTCTATTTAATAGGTTTTGTACTCTACTGATGGATATCAATAGCTCACTATTCTCTAGTAATCGATTTAATGACAGTGCTCGTTGGAATGCTCTCTACCGTATTCCTGAGGATACGCGCAGTAGATTATTACAGGGCTATAATCCTCTAGAAGTATTAATGGACCCTAACTTTATACCGCCTGGTACCGACGCCTCTATGGAGATGGTGCTAGCTGATGCTTTCTATGATAGGGTAGTTGATACTAGTAGTAGTCGAGCTGCTATCTCGAGTCTGTGGGATAGTATGGAGGGCCCCGCTCGTCAGGAGTACTTCGAATACATGGCAGGTATGGGGGGTACAGCTACTCCTGCCCGTACCCAGACTGATGATATGCTTAATTGGATGGCCCAGCGAGATCAGCTCACTATGCGGTCTAACCTAGAGGGCATAGACGATGAACGCCGCCTACTACTAGAGAATCGCTCTAGCATGTTGGATCTACTATCTGATGATGGTTATAATGTACGGCCCGGCTTACTACCTATTGCCGCGCTAGTAGATACAGCAGAGAGAGAACTGCGTATAGACATTTATCAGTTCCAGAATGAGCGCGCTATAGATATGGTGGGTGAAGCTGTAGAGAGAATGGCTGGTAGTGGCCAGGGCGGCCGTGTGGTAGTTCGTATGGCTGCTCCATCTGAGACTGATGGAGACTCTCGTAAGAATTATGATATCCTGGGCCCCAACATTATGTTTTATAAGCGGCTGTCTTATCTACGGGACCGCTTCGGGAGTAATGTAGATATAGATATCCAATGGGCTGATAGACGTAATCACCCTAAGTTCTTCGTTAGTGATAGGGCCGCTCTCATAGGTACGATGAACGTGACGCGGCCACTAGGACAATCGCTAGAACAGGCGGGCTCTAATGTAGAGTTCACGCGGACTATACGCACTAACCTGACCTATAGCCAAATACAGGATGCCGATAGGGGTATACTGCCTGACATTATAACGCGAGCTGATAAGTTATACCTACAGGCCCGTGATGTTATGGATAGATTAGATGGTGGCGATAGAGTTCTATTCACGGGGCAGGATAGTATAGGTGGTGCTGGTGATGTTAATACTGCTCTACGCCGCCATATAGGTGAGCTCATTAATAGGCCTACTATCGATGGTAAAACGGGCCGCCTCTATATGGTACTCAATCAGGTGTTCCTGCTCAAGCACGATAAGACCCTGATGGCAAGCCAGCTTAAGGGAGAGATGGGAGAGAATCCTGAGTCGGAGAGAACACTATCGGGTTACCAGGCATACATGCAAGCCAGAGAGCAGGAATACTCTAAGCTCCAGGCTAATGTATTAGATCTGGTTATAGAGGGTCGCGCTCGTATAGGAGTAGATGTACATACCTATCGAGAGGATGTGCAGGACCCTATGAGCCGCTTACTACTGAGCAACCAGAAACTAGCTGCTGAGTTATCTCAATCTAATTATGACGTGGCCCGCTGGATTAAGGAAAGCCGGGGTACTGATGTTAGTGATATGGCTAACGTGCTGAGCACGTATGGCTTCTATAGTGGAGATCTCGAAGGCCGTCAGCGTATGGCCCGACAATTATTAGCTATAGCTAGCGGTAATATAGAGCCGACCGCAGTACCGCGCAGCCACGTTAAGGCATACCTGGCAACCTACGAGAATGATGTCATAAATCAAGGGGCCGGGCCTGGCATGCAGAATATAAACAATCGTCAGGCCTTCGATATCCTGGGTGGTAGTCAGGGATCTAGTAACTATGGCCTTAATTCTCTGGCAGATAATGATGATCCCCTGAGCCGCCGACTCGTTAACCAGGAGATCAATATAATTTACGATAGGGTGGGTGGGACAAGCCTTCTCAGTCTCTCTGATGAGGAGCGTGATGAGGAGAATAGGGAATACGCGCGGGCCTTCTATAAATTACAGAGCTCCCTGGGAATACAACGAATAGGTGAGACTCCTTATATTGGTCGGGACCGTAGGTCTATGTATGGTAATAGGGTAGATAGAGGAGCCATACTGGACCTAATCAGCGAAATAGAGAGAGTTAATGCGGCTGTCGGCTCTGAGATTATAGGCGTACAGCGAGACTACGATGGTCTTAACCTAGAGGGCGCTACTCTAACACTCAATAAGGGCCTACCTACTCAGCGTGTATATAGATGGGGTGCCTATAAGAACGCTAGTGGGCAGGGGCCCGCCGCCTTCATAGATATAAGCGGGGGTCGTCAGATAGAGTCAGCTGAGCTGTTCAATACTGGCACAATGCGTATGGAGCTGGCTATGGAACGTGATGGTCTTGGTGTGGGTCTGGATCCTCGTAGACGCCTGCGCCTTAATCCACTGGATGTAGTAGTGGGTCTTATGAGCTCTATTGCGTTAGAGAGTGAGACTACTCGTTTAGTGCGGGCCCCACTTATGGAGTACCAGAGGTACTATAGCCCTGATAATATACGCGCCGCCCAGGCCGTACAGCGCGACCCCGGCGCTCAGTATCAGAGTGCCATAAACTTCTTCGAGAAGCTATTGGGTGTGAGTGGTCTTGACCTAACCACAGACGAGGGTACTAGTAGAGTACAGCAGGGCCTCAGTAACCTGACCTCCTTGTTCTACTCTAGTGACCCTGATCTAGATCGTATACGAGACCTAGCGAGTATATCTCGTATTGATAGCCGCCGTAGAGTGGCCTTCGAGGAACTATCTAACATATTTCTTACCTATGCGCGGTCTGTAGATGAGAGAGGCCTGCCCATAATAGACCTAGAGGCACACCGCAGAGGGGCCCTTAATCTTGCCGCTAATAAGCTATATGAGATTATGGATCAGGGCCCTATGTTCGCTGATGTGTTATTCAAGTTTATCGAATCCCAGAATGATAGTCGTTATAAGACTGATGTGCGCGAGAGGTTAAAGGAGATACATGATAGTGCATTCGCCGCGTTCCTTACTCCCACACAGGCTCGTAATTATGGTTCTACACAAGCAAGTAATCGTTTACTGGCCTATGGCTTTGGTCAGGGTAGGCAGCCCGCTGGTATATCTATAGTTAATGCTGCACTACGTCGTATTAAGGCTAATGAGACTGCCTTTAGTAATCTGAGTGCCTTTGCTTATACTGCTAGCCCACTGCCTATAGGTCCGGTATCTGACCTTGGTGTAGGCGATGACTTCCTCTTTGTACGAGTTGCTGAAGGTAATATAGACTCTACGGCTACTGATGAGAGCCAGTACTTTACTGGCTATAGTAATGTGCTACCTCTATCTCGCCGTGCCACTGCCAGTGAGGTCTTCGACCTATCCATCATACGCAGCACTGGTGTGGGGGATATCATACGGCGAGATGAGCTGAGCGAATACATGAAGGCAGTGAGTCATTTGGGTATAGACCGCTCCCTGCTAGAGGCAGAGTTTGATGCCCGCGGCGATAACCTACTCCGGTTCTTCTTTGATCCTAATAAGCCGGATCAGGTGCCTCAGCGTCTCAAGAACGTGATTGGTATGCGCCCGCTCATGGATATAAGCGAGGGTTATACCCAGGTATTGGAGTTAGTTAGTCCCACTAATACTGGTAAGGTCATACCTGAGTTGACCCCCGTTAGGTATCGAGCCCGTTACGGAGGTAGCGATGTAGATGTACTGCAGGGCAGTATGTATCAGGACGCATACCTAGCTGACCTGCGCGCCGGGTTAGATGCACGTGGACTAGATAGTAGTATCGTAGATGATAGCTATCGCTATGGTGCTATATTCAGTGGTAGAATATCTCGCTTTATGAGTAGTGAGGCGGCTGTAGAATTAGAGGCTATACGGTATGAATTAGCCGACCGCCTGGGTATCGATAGTGAGGATATACCCACTGAGGATGATAGCGTACTGGCCGAGCTATTCCGCGCTACTATAGTGCAATCTCAACTCTTCGCTAGTAGAGAGCGTGGATTGGTAGGCTCTGGACGGGCCCGCCCTACTGTTATGATTATGGCACTGGAGGGAGCCTATAGTGACTACGCGTATGCTAACCCTCTACATAGGGTAAGACGCGGCTTCCTAGATCAGGCTACTAAGAGTAGTAAGGCTAGTCTATTAGGGCGGGACTGGACATTCGATAATGTACTAGTGAGTAGCGATGACCGTATTGTATTCGATGAGAGAGAGCAGCGCTACTACCTACTAGATAGAGAGGGGCGCCGTAAACAGGCTATCACTAGTCGTAGTGAGATGCGCGTGTTCCTAGACCAGATAGAGAGTACATCTCGTAATCCTAATATGGGGGCCGCTATGGCTACTAGTGCCGCAGCCGGTATACGCGGCGAGTACGCTATTGAGCAGCTACTACAGGTTAGTAGGCTGACTGGTAGCGATGCTACTAATGAAGTGCAGGTGCAGATACAATTCCTACGCACTCTACTTGAGGGTGGCTCTCGACGGGTAGAGGCAGAGCGCGGTCTGGCTAAGATAGTCCCTGTGTTCCTGAGCGAGGATATTATGCGTAGTGAGGTGTTCCCCACTATACAGCAGGGGGGCTATCATAGTGCCCTCGAGATAGAGGACATCCAGTATATAATCAGCCCTACTAACCTGAAGAGCTACGCATTCAACCACGGGGCTACTCTACTTACTTATAATGGCGGGGAGCTATTCCGTCGGGGGGTACTAGAACGGAATGATCAGCAGATAGCGGCCGCTCTCCTTTCCATAACTGATTCGCGTCTCTTTAGTAATAATAGCAATATCAATATAGACAGTGTCTATATAGAGATAGCACAATTGGCAGCGCAGGGGCGGCTCGGTAATTACTATCGTGACCTCTATATGTCTACTATGCTGGAACTTATGCGGAGTGATAAGCTAGGAGATAACCCTCCTCATCTCGAAATAGGTAAGAAGCTAGTACGCGGGAGCGACGGCGCTATTAATAGACTACAGAGTCCTGTTCTAGGGGCCATTGATATATCAGAGATAATGACAGCCCTGCGTAGTGGAACTAGTAGCGGGGCATTATCCGATAAGGTAGGTCTGATAGTGGATGCAGCAGATGCAGCGCGCAGGGGTTATGTAGATACTGGGGCTATGGGTCGCGGCTTTGAGCGCGCTGCTATAGCCGGTAATCTAGAGATTATGATGCAGCTCATGTCGCTTAATAATACCCTAGAGCTCAAGACTACGCCAGTGACTGGTAGCGATAGTATATCTCGTCATGCGTATGCGGCTATGAGCGCTATAGCAGGTGTTACGCAGGCAGATGAGATAAGCGTAGGCCAGGAGAATGTGGCCGTTATGCTCGATAGATTGAGTAATTACTCTCGCTATGTAGTGCTATATAATGCCGTGATGGGTAGTAGCTCTAAGGTGCCGTTGAGTAGTAAGGACACTGCACAACTAGAAATGCAGCATATAGTATCTAGCCCCTTCATGGCTAACGTGGATAAATTCAAGCGTGATGGTAGTGTTGATAGTATGCGTAGGGCTATCCTTGGCGTCATGAAGATGGCCATAGGGACAGACCCCAATAAGATAGCGGTGGACGACATCCCTATGTATGACCTGGCTAGTCTGGACTTCCACGCTAACTCTACGTTGGGAGAGATACTACTAGGAGCGTATAACGATGCGCGGGCCCCATTAAGCGATATAACTAATCTACGCGAACGATACAGGCAGTTCCACACTGCCTTGTCTCTACTCGAGAGTGCCAGTGATACTGACATGGTGTCATATACTAGAGGGTCGGGCCTCGATATTACTAATGTTACTCATACTATACTTGATGAGATAGCGACATGGATGGGGCAACCTGCTGGGACTGATAGAGATACTCTGCGTAATGTAGTGCGCCAGTCACTTCGTGTCCTGAAGAATGATATATATGCCCATGCGTCTCGCTGGCGTCTAGCAGGGGATAAGGTACTGGGTGTAGAGGCCACTGAAGCTACCGTGCAGTCAATGGGCCAGAAGGGTCTTCGTCGTATAGCTTATGAGTTCCCCTCCTTCCGTATAGAAGGGAATAACGTTGTATTCAATACAACTATTAAGGACAGGGGATTTATCCTGAGTCCTGAGGACGTGAGGATAGCAGGTATACAGTTCGGTAGCCACGAGAATGAGATAGCTGCTGCTACGGTAGATAAGTGGATTATGCTGGCCCCCGGTAGTGCAGTACGCGATATCTTCGAGAAGGTGGCCATTGAGTCTGGCTCGAGGACTACTGTTGAACTGGAGGGCCTCAGTGATTTCCAGATACAGGAGTTGACTCGGTTCCAGGAACTCAACAACACTTATGAGGCCCGCGTTTATAATGACCTGGCGAGCGCATATCTGCAGTCTATCACTGGTAATAAGATAGGTGTGACAGGTACTACTGGTGTGGGGGCCGCTAGCTGGTATGTACCTGTGCGCGGCGCCGTACTAGCAGAGGCCACTATGGAGCGCTTCGGTACGCGAGGTAGTCAGACACGAGAGGAGATACTTACTAGATTAGGGGACCATCTTAAGAATAACCTGTCTGTTATTGGCCAGTCAGGTGATAAGAGAATTGGTCGTAGGTTAATACAACAGCAGATATACGCTATAACTGAGGGCCTCAGTATAGCGGGCATGTATGGGCTGGAGGCAATAGTAGATAAAAGTAAGAACTTCCAGAGCAGAGCAGCCGGTATAAGAAAACTGGCTCCTGATTCACAGGCAGCTGAATACGCTCAACTAGAGATAGAAATTAAAGTTGAGATGGATAGATTCAGTAGCATGAAATTCAGCGGTAGCGGGGATTCTCTGATATCTACTCTAGGTGAAGCCGAGATGGGCACAATACTAGAATCTCTGCCTGGAGCTGAAACTCACAAGTATAGAGATCTGGGTCACTTACCTGTTATTATCTCTGGGCTCATGATAGGTAGTCAAGGCCCGTCCCGCTCTATCATACCTGATAATATGCGTATCTACATTGACACTAATGCATTAGGTAATAGGTTTGATAACCTGGATCTACTACAGGGCCGCATACGTAAGAATCCCATAGACCTATCCTTCTTCAGTGATACGCGTGGTAAGGATGGTGCTGAGATGCTGAATATATTCTCTACTAGACTAGATAGTCTAGAGAGAACTATTAATGCCGTGACCTCTGCTGTAGATACGTATTTAGAAGGTAAGAGCCCCCGGGGCACTGATTTACATAATAGAGGCGTGGCTCTCATAGCTCAATATAGGAAGCTGGTAGATAACGCAAACGCCGCCTATGCAGTGGAACTAGATACAGTAATGGCTAATCGTGCAGCGCGCGATTCATTATTCATAATGAATAGTACTCTGCAGGCTGATATGAGTATGTTCTTCACTGAGCTGGAGTTAACGAGAGCCTGGATTCAACGTAGCCCGCCCCCTGGGAACACCCATCTCGATAAGCTGGTGTTCGGCTTAGATACACTCAATAGTATTAATAACATATACCAAGACCTAACTGGCAGTGGCTTTAACTTCTTTGATGATACTCGTAATAAGTCGTTGACTCTACTTAATCCCATTAGCTTTATAACTAGTAACCTAGGGGATTTCGATGGGGATACCTTCAGCGCTATATTCTTCAATTACTCTCAAATGAAGTTGCAGCGCGATGATATGCTGGAACGCGCTAAGGAGCGGCGGGAGATGGCATCTCAGGCCGCTGATCCCGCTAAGCGTACCATTCTAGAGAAGCAAGCTAATGACCTAGATATGCGCGCCAGTGCTTTACTGGATACTATACAGCAGGTAACCACTAATGCTAATTGGAATGAGTATACCGACTCAGTGTATAGCTGGGTAGCGGGCTATATGAAATTAGATAAGGGTATGCTGGAACAGCGAGGTATAGAACATGCCCTGGTATTAGTAGAACAGTCCCGCGGTCTCTTTGGTATGATGGAGGACGTATACGCGCGTATACAGCCGGCCCATGAGCCCCTATTAGAATTAATACAGCAGAGCAGAACTGATAATGCAGTTGATATAGTTAATAGATTATCTACCTCTACAGACCAGAACATACTAACCGATCTCGTTAATAACCCTGATACGGGGCCATTCGTGCGGGCTAGTCTACATGATATCCTGAGCGCTACAGGTAATGATCAGGAAGAGAAGGCCTATGACTTCCTGCATAAACTAACTGCTGTTAATGCCCGCGATAATCTCAGCAAGTACATGAAGCGCGCTGATGGTAGTGTCATGAGCGGCGGCCAATTCGATATGATGCAGAAGGTACTAGGCCAGGCAGGTAGTGTAATCCTCGGTAAGACGTATAACACTACCGTGGGTATGCTATACGAGCGCTCCCCTATCATGGCTGTGTCTCACGCACTAGAGAATAGCTCGGCTCTACAGGATGACATGCGCCGTATACTAATCGATCAGGGTATGGCAGGAGGCATGAGCGCGAGTGATGCTAACCTAGAGGCCGATAGTAAGATAGTGGATATACAGAGACTGGCTCGCCAGAGTAGAACAGAGGTAGGTGAGGTAGGCACATTCCTGCAAGAGATACAACAAATGCTGCGGGATGCTATTAAGCCTAAGATGGGGGGCGCTGAGTTCCTAGAGAACTTATCGCAGTACCATAAGCGCTTTGTAGATGCTGTCGATGATGTGGAGCGCCAGCGTGTAGTAGATGATATGAGTAGACTACTACCGTCTATAACTCCTCTATTTAAGTTAGATGCGTATATAGGAGCTCATAAAGAATTACTGGCATCAGCTACTAATGATGCCCAGGACTCTAAGATTAATGATCTGCTGACTAAGCTATCCATTGGAGAAACTGAGCAGTTAGATTTATCTCGTCGATTGAGCGTACTGCGAGGAGATGAGATAGGTACCCATAGCCGCGCCCTCATAGCCAGTTATCAACTACGTCAGGACCTAGTAGGTATGACGGCTGTATTCGCCTTCGAGCGGGCTATGCCAACCGATAAGGCAGGTAACCCCATTAGCTCTGGTAGAGGCCTAGCAGAGAGTGTAGAGACCTACATAAATAGTGAGCCCGCGCGGGCCGCTCAGATAGATGCTCTCATAGCCGGCGGCATCACTAATGGCCTCACCGAGATGGAGATAGAAGTAGAAGAGTTTCAGAACTTCACTCGTGATGTAATAGGAGATAAGCGCTTCCAGGATATGGGAGCGGATACTAAGCGTATATTAGCTATGAACTTCCTACGTAGTAGGGAGAGTGCATCACTCTGGGCTAATATTGATGGTAGTAAACTACTGCGCTTCGCTATTAATGATAGTACCCGCTCCGCACTATACGGAGGACAACTAGAGGATGTACTCGGTCAGGATCTGATTACTGCCGCTGGTGACCTTACTGGCTCAGGAGCTAGTCCGCTAGTTAGATCACTGTTACAGGCTGTATCGGCCGGGAAGATAAACGAGCCTGAGCAAGTAACGCGGGCCCTCGAGTCTCTTATGGATACCTTCACTCACGCTGATGGTAAGCGCTATGAAATAGCAGACATCTTTAGCGTATTACTCAATAGCGGTACCCCTAGCCCAGCTGATAAGGAGATAGCAGAGTTTATTCAGAAGACAGTTCTCACAGATGAGACAGCCACTAGTCGATTAGTTACTTATGTTCGCGCTACAGCACTAGGTCAACAGGTAGATACAGCCGATAGACTAGTAGAGGAGCTACGAGATTATGAGAGCCGTGACGTCGATACGCGCTATATAAAACTGCTACAGGATATGGGGGTCGCCCCAGATAGGGCTAAGGAGTTATCAGCTCGTCGGCGCGACTACCTACTGGCCGGCTCACCCCCTGATATGGACCCACTGGACCCTCGCCCACGACCAGATCGCCCCCTCTTACGCGTAGCAGATGATC